AAGCGGTGATTTATTCACTTATGAATTACCAACGCAAACGGCTTCATTCGAAGAAACAATTAACTTCAATCGCGACAATGGAACGGTGTTTTACACACAGACCGTGAACGTTATGTTGCATAAATTATCAAGTGCAAAAAGATTAGAATTACAGACCGTTGCAAAAGCACGTGTATATGTTTTCGTTCTTGATGCAAATGATAATTGGTGGGCAGTAGGTTATGAAAATGGTGCGGATTTATCTACATCAACTGCATCAACTGGTACTGCACTTGGTGATATGAATGGTTTCACGTTAGCATTCACTCACGAAGCACCAAAACGCGCATACAAATTAAGCGGTGCGCCTTCAACATTAGTTGCATAAACAATCTAATTTACTTGTTAACATTGTGTGGTGACAACGCCACACTTTGTTAACTTTATTGTATTACACAAATGATTTATTTACTAACAGATACTGCGAATCAAACAACGTACTTGACATTGAACGAAGGTCGAAGTTATTATGCAACTGCGTTCACAGATTATTTGTTAGTGTTAACGTATGAAATGACTGGTGAAACATTAGCACAAGTTGTTTCAATCACAAGCGAAAACGAACGCATTACAACCATTGAACTTACTACTGAAACACTTGTTAACGCAGGTCGATACAGATATGAAGTTTATGGTCAAAATTCAAATACAAATACAAATCCAACTGATGCATCTGTTGTAGGATTAGTTGAAAAAGGAATCATTGAATTAACTAAATCAGTTAATTATTATGACATCAGCAACCCGACAATACCAGTTGACTACATATACACGGGAACAAATGAGTAACGTACAACAATTCAATTTCGCAAAGTATCAACCAACCGAAGCAATTGAAAAAGAAAATCGCGCAGGTTACATAGATTATGGCGATAATAATTTGTATCCGCAATACTTAATAAATCTTTATCACAATTCACCAATACACAACGCACTTGTTAATTCAATTGCGTTTATGATTAGTGGTAAAGGAACGAATACCATTCTTGACAATGCGTTGAATGGTCTTGCTTTCGATTTGAAATTGCAAGGTCAATTTGTTGCAGAAATTATTTGGTCACTTGATGGAACACGTGTTGCGCAAATCAATCACTTACCATTTGAAAATTGTCGACTTGCTTATGACAAAGATTGCGAAGAAGTAACTGGTATATATTACTCATACGATTGGGCAAACACAAGAAGTAAAAAAGGTAAACCGACTTTTATTCCTTTGTTCGATCCATCGAGTTCAAAAGAATTCCCACGTCAAGTAATCTATCAGCATTCGATGTGTGCAGGTTCAATGTTCTACGCAAAACCCGATTACTATGGTTCGTTGAACTACGTTGAATTGAGTTATCAGATGGGATTGTATCACGTCAATAACATCTTGAATGGTTTGTTCCCATCGTTCATAATAAACTTCTTAAATGGAATTCCACAGAAAGAAGAACGCGAACAAATCAGACGTGAATGGGAAGCACGTTTAAGTGGTGCAAGTAACGCAGGTAAATTCTTAATGACATTCAACGAAGACCCAACACGTGCGCCACAAATAGAATCATTCCCAATATCAGATGCAGATAAGCAGTACGAATTTTTATCTGATGAAACTGCAAAACAAATTATGATTGGTCATCGTATTACATCACCATTGTTATTTGGTATTCGTGATGTAGGTGGTGGATTTGGAAGCAATAAAGATGAAATGATTGTTGCGTTGGACATCTTCAACCATCAAGTAATTCAACCATATCAAAGATTAATCACAGATGTGTTTGAACCAATTTTAGGTGATATTGAAATCGAACAAAATTCACCATTTGAAATTGTTGAAACTGCAATGCCTACTGAAACAATTGTAGTTGATACACCTGCAACAACAACTGATATACCAGTTGAAACAAAAGTATCAGATGTAACATACAACGGTGCGCAAATAGCATCAGCAATTGATGTAATTGCAAAAGTAAAAGAAGGAATTTTAACACAAGAACAAGCAATTGTATTCTTGGTTCAATTCTTACAATTAGATGTTGAAGTTGCAAAATCAATGTTTGTTGTTGGTGGTGGTTCTGATGCAGTTGCTAAATTGAGCAGTCAAAAAAAAAAAGTAAAAAAGAAGAAAGCACCACAATTAATTGATGGTGTTCCTGCTCATATTAGCGAAGAAGATTCACACGCGTGGTTATCGCATCTTGCTGATAAAGCAGAATACGTTGATGAAGAAGAATGGGAATGCATCAGCGATGAAGAAGTAACAGACCCACACAACGAAGAAGTTTTTAGAAAAGAATATATGTCATTGCGTTCATATGCAAAACCGAATGAACGTTCTGATGAAACCGACAAAGGTCTTTACAAAATTCGTTATTATTACTCAAAGAATTTAACGTGGCGAGATGGTGAAATGGTAACACGTGACTTTTGTCGCGAGATGGTTGCACTATCGAAGAATAGCGCAGTATACAGATATGAAGACATCATTGCAATGGAAGGTGAAAATTCACAATTTGCACCCGAAGGTTCTTCATCTTATTCAATTTGGGAATGGAAAGGCGGTTGCTTTTGTCACCACAAATGGTTCAGAAAAATATATTTTAGAAAAAGAAAAGGTGGACAATTCCTACCTAACAAAGGTCTTGCAAATGATTCAGTTGTAAAAGATAATGTCGACACACTTAAACCAAAAGGAGTTGAAGCAATCAGACCAATAGACACACCAACACGTGGTTCACTTAAATACTCATAAAAATTATGGCACTAACACCCGAAGTTCTTTTAATAGATGAAAATTACATCAAAAAATACACGTGGGTAAATGGTTCAGTCGATCCATTACTTATGTACCCAGCAATTTATCTTGCGCAAGATGAACACTTGCAACAATATCTTGGTACTGATTTATACAATAAGATAAAAAGTGATGTTGCGAATAATACAATTAGCGGTAATTACTTAACGTTGCTCGATAACTGGGTGCGTAGAATGGTGTGTTGGTGGGCAATGTATGAAATGCTCCCCCACTTGTATATGAAAACAGATAATGGTTCGTTGGTGATTCGCACAAGTGAAGATTCACAACCAATTACTCAAGACGATTTGCAAAATTATCGTGACCAGTCAAGGCAAAAAGCAATGTTCTATACTGCGCGTATGGTTGATTACTTGTGTGATAACACTTCTTTGTTTCCAGAGTATTCAACGAACACGCAGAATCAATTGTATTCAGATACTGATGTTTATCCATCAAATAGTTTTGAGATTTCAATGGGAAGTGATAGATACATCAAAGGTCAATACAAGCGTGGTTGGTTAGATTCTTATTTTCAATAATCATTTATGTCAAGGGGAAGAAAAAAAGATATTGAAAAGCAACAAATGTATTTAGTTAAACTAAAAAAATACATTGCTAAAAAAGAAAAACAAATTAAAAAACTGCACGATGGTCAAACCAACAATTGAACAACTACAAAAGAAATTCGCAGAACACGGTTATGATTTCACAATGAAATTCCACATAGTTGGTGTGCGTTCACGCGCTAATGTTCCAAATAAATTTGATGATTTAGTTGGTGTGGTAAAAGACAATGATGTGTATTGGTTCAGCGCTACAACAAATGCAGGTCGACATTGGTTGTTAAATCTGATGAATCCAAAAGGTACTGCGTTGTTAGTTCCTAAACAATACAAAAACACTTATGTTTTAGGATTTCATAAAGGACAATATGAAGCATTGGTTCAGTATGCACCAGTTGTAGTTTATCGTGATGCAAATAGAAATGAAATTGCAGAAGAATCACGTGTAATTGAACGTGGTAATTTTGGAATAAACATACATCGTGCAAATCCAAATGCAATAAGTACGTTGGTTGAAAAATGGAGTGCAGGTTGTCAAGTATTAAATAACCCACAAGAATTCGCGCAATTGATTTCAATGTGCAAAGCAAGTGGTGTTACATATTTTACTTATACGTTATTAAACGAATGGTTATGAGCCACGAAAACGAAACACATTTGATACATCAAGAAATTCAATTGCTAAATCGCAAATTAGATAGAGTGTTACTCACGTTAATTGGTGATGATGAAATGATGCAAGAAGGATTAGTAAAGAAAGTTGAACGTCACGAACGCTACATTCAAAATCAAAAATTACAAGTTGCAAAGTTTACTGGAATTGCAACGGGAATGGGCATCGTAGGTGGTTTTATCGTTGAGTTGCTGATGAAATTATTATGAAAGAATGGTGGAAACATTTAACAAGTTATTCAACAAAGGTTAGCAGTAAGAGAGTTACTGCTATTTTTATTGTAATAAACTTAATTGCGTTATCGTATGTTGGAACATTCACAAGTTTTGTCACACCACAATTTATGTTTGACGCACTTGCGATTCTTGCAGGTGGTGTGTTAGGTTCAACGGTTGTAGAAGCATTCACAAATAAAAATAATGTCACAAAAACAAACACATCTGATAGCGAAGAAAGTGTGTGAGCAATATGTAAACACACCAACACTTACACTTGCTAAAAAACTTTTTGCAGAACATCCAGAAGTATATATCAGCATTGAACACGCACGTACTTGTGTTCGTTATATACGTGGAAAGAATGGTGAAAGGAATAAAAAAGTATTAAAAGACAAATCGTTGATGGATACTAAACCACGTGCGTACAACCCATT